ATTTTGCTTACATTTCTTATTCTTTACAGTCAAATTATTAAATCTTACAACTAAGGCATTATATTTATCAATTAAATTATCATTCTCTTCATGGCATTTTTCCAATTCATCCACTACTACTTCCGGCACTTTTACTTCTTCTTCGACAACTTCTTTTTTCTTTACATCGTTATGCATTACTACTTTGGATACATAATCTTTTCCAAAGTCTGGCGGTTGTTCTCCTTTCTGTTCTAATTCTTTTTCTTCATATTTTGGTTGCGGTGGTTTATTAAGATATTCAGGACTTGACAGTCTATCGTATTCTTTTTTCATTCCATTTAAACTCTTTTCATAAACCCAATTAAATTTATGTCTATCACCATATTTTTTCTTAACTACTTTATCATCGTGATATAAAAATGATTTATATGCTTCTTCAAATTCTTTAATAAAATCTGGTATAGTTGCTATTCTTTCATTTATCTTATCGGGCATTCCAGCCAATATAGAATAATGAATTGGTAAATCATTTTTAGTTTTTTGAGTAAAGAATTCATTTCTCATATTATCAATGGCTTTAATCTTTGTAATAAATCTATTTCGTATATTATTAACAAATTCTATGCTCTTTGCACGATAATCTAAACGCTTTTCTTTGGGAGTTCTACCGTCTTTCTCTTTCGGTTCTCCTTTCTTTTTTCCTTTTTCTGCTTTGACTTCTTTAACGCCTTCCTTTCTAATATCATATATTTTATAGTCTTCATTTCTAAATAAATCAGCCATTGTGGAATATGTACGCTCTAAATCCTCGGTTGTGTCACTTTCCAAATAGCCTTTATATTCTTCCATTGTATTATCATAATCATCTTTCATGGCGGCTTTAATCTCTGGCGGTTGATTTTCCAGACAATACATACCAGTCGCCACTTTCTCAATCATAATATCTTTCCAATTTGGGTCATCATATATTACATTCTCATCGGGATAATCTTCCACTCTTTTTGCATGGGAATATAATTTAGGTGCTCCATCAACTTTAACCTCGACTGCTTCGGCCTTTGCTGCATTTCTTTCGGCCTTTCGTTTGGCCTTTTCCTCATCGGATAATTTAGGACGACCAGTTCCAGTCTGTCCCGCAATATACGGTTCAATACCTGTCCCTGTTTGGCCTGCTATGTATGGTTCAATACCACCGCCATGTTGAATAGCTTTGCTTAGTAGTTTAGAACCACCATTTCGGTGAAGTTGTTGAAATCTTAACATTTATATTTATTTTATAGTTATAAAATAAATATAAATATCTTAAAATGAGTTATGAAATACATAGCGTTGATTTTAGGCAAAATTATACCGCAGCCCAAGCACGAAAATGGTTAAAGAAGCATAACTATAAACCAGTTAAGCGAGCACATATAACAAAAAAGGATGGTGCAATCGTATCTATAAGATATAGGATACAAGATCCAGCACTATTTAAATCATTCATAACTAAAAAAGTGGATGATGGTAATATAAATTTAATATTGGGAATAAAAGGCGATCAGGATGGTGCTGGTATTATTGATAATGTAAAACAATTTATTAAAGGACCAAGACCATCCAATATGTATCCACCAAAAATAAGAGCATTTATTGAAATGTTTAAAGATGCGCCGATTGAAAATGTTATGGTAGCAAGAAAGCCAGTCGCAACATTACTACAAAAATTGGTAAATGTAATATCAAGCGGAGATTTAGAACAAAAAATGAAACAATATAATATTGATAAATTGAGACATTTATATGTTGTATTAAGGATTAATGGTAGGGATTATACCTTTGAAAAAGATGAAGTTATTAAAGTTGGAGCATTCGTAGTGCGGTCAGGGGCTGAAACGATGCAATTAGGAGCACCGAGCACACCGACCACAGTATCTGAACTGTTTAGCAAATTAATAACCCAAGACCCTAACATTAATATTTATGATAGTATAAGAGCTAATTGTCAAGGTTTCGTTGCCCATGTATTGCGTGTATTGGGGCTATGGGGAAGTGACGCAACAATAAATTTTGTGAAGCAACCAACGGACAAATTGCTAAGTCCATTCGTGCAAAAAATTAATAAAGGTATAACCGATACCGCTGCGAGATTTAATGTATTGAAAGAGGGTTATGGCCGACATAAAAAGTATTAATCAAGGTACATCAATACATGGGACTGTACTCTCTTATTACCCCAACAATAAACTTTGTCATATTTATTTATTACTTTAAAATTAGGCAATGAATTGATTAATTCATCATTCAATAATATACTCAAATATATTTTACATTTAACATCTTTCAATGTTCTTAGATAAGTATATATGCTTTCATAGTTATCAATATTTTTATAATAATCTTTATTTCGTGTTTTTAGATAAGGAGGATCCAAATAGATAATACACTTATCATTATCAATATTTTCTTTTATTATATCTATCGCATTTTTATTATGTATTTCAGTATTCTGTGATTGCATAAATTTATGTATCAATGATCCGATATATTTAACATTCGTTTTATGTTTTCGTATTTTTGAATTATTAAATAGTCCTATTTGTCTATAATATATAGTTCTTTGGAGTATATAACTAATCAAATCATCCTTAGCAGTTAGTTCATAGTATTTAGCTTCATTAAAATCTTTATCACCAATAATATTATTTATTTGTTTTTCTAAATTAATAATCTCATTATCATCTTTTAGAATATTATATATTTCTATTAGTTGTTTATCATTATCATTCAATATATATTTAATTTTTTTATTATTTCCATAGTTTGTATTAGATAGATAGACTGAGATAGCAGACGATCCACAATACGGTTCAATGAAAGTATCAATATCATTAAGCTTCATAAAGGGCACAATTTGAGGAGCCTCATTTCTTTTATTTCCTGCCCATGCAAATATAAAGTGGTTTCTGTTCATCTTTAATATATAACATAGAAATTATTTTTTTATTTGTGGCTGGGGACTGTAAATACCAACAATTCCAGATATTAAACTAAAATACACCTCACACTGATTACCTTTTTTAATGATTATTATTGCGATGCAAAAAAATAATACTGTTAATGATATAAATAATTGAGCCATGTATTTTATAAATTGGCTATCGGATTTACTACAACATCCTTGCCATTCTTCATTTTGTGGATTTTCCATTTATATTACTGAACTAAAATCTCCGATAATTTATTTTTATCTCGTTCTCCTTTACATTCCAAATCAATATATTTGAGACTATAAATATATTCTTGAATTGTAATACCGCTTTCACCATCCATATAACAATTAAATACTTTGAATACTTCTTCTTCCAATACACAATAATAACCGTACGCTTTTTCTGGTATCGCTTTAACAAATTTAACCTCAACTTTTACGAGATAATTTAAAGCATCTTGTAAATATGATGATTTTGATGAGTATAAAACAACATTAAACTTGTCTGTATAATCATATTGTAGCAATCCCAAAGTAATTGTATCCATTTTAATATAATATAACAATATAAAATATTATTAATAAATTTTTTGTAAAACACCAAAGTTAGTTGTAATAGTATTATTAGCCGATGCCGCTCCCCATTGAACTGTAAAATTTAATGTGTTTGGTATTGCTGTATTCAAAGTGTTATTTGTATTTTGTGATGTAAAACCACGGGCATCGCTACCATTATTATATTGAAAATTAAAATTAGTAATTATTGTAGTTCCGCCGATATAACTAAATGTGACATCAATATTCCATGCAGATACTACCGTAATTAATGGTAAAGTTAATATACCACTATCAAATAATACACCACCGTTTCTCAATCTAAATCTAAATGTTGTATTGTTCGCATTATCTCTAAATGTGCCGCCAGTATTATATCTAAATGACATACCAGTCGTAAAATAATTTGCGGGAACAGATAATGAACCAACGCCAGAACCAATGAGTGTAGTTTCAACTATCGTATTAGCGACGGTAGCCGTTCCTGTTTGTGAATATAATCCATATAATTGAGGAGTTTGCCATGTTGATGATATTCCAGTATCTCTGGTTAAAACTTGTCCCGTTGTTCCTGCCGTAGTTGGTAAAGTATATGCACCATTAATTGTGACATCGGTGTTATCTAATTTTATTCGTTCTACTTGATTGCCATCCTTAAAAGTTTGTCCCATACTATCCATTGTTTCACGCACAGCGGTAAATGTTCCATTAAATAAAGATTTAGTTATTGTTGCGTCAGTTAAAACAACCGCCGATTTTGCCTGTGGTCCAACCAATGCCAACGAATTAGTTGTACATTCTACCGCACCATTCCCAGCAAAATAAGAACCGAGTGAAAATGAACTATCATCATTTAAATTAAGATATGAACCCGTTGGACCTGTTTGAACTGATTTAGAATATAATTTTGTGCCAGCATTATCAACTACTATTCTTTGTATAGCAGCATTATTTTGTATTAATAAATATTCGTCTGGTAAATATAATGATATTGTATTTTGAGTATTTCCAATATTAGATGCAGCAATATATGTGACGGTGTCTGCACTTAGTCCATCACTTACCGCTGCTAATTGTAAAGACGATACACCACATTCCAATTTAGTTTTTATTGCGTTCTGTGTTATTCTTGGCAAACTATTAATATTAATATTTAATTCACTTAATCCATTAACTATTTGAGTTGTATTTGTTGTTATATTACAATTATCCAAAGCATTTATATTACCACAATTATTTATTGAACCATTATTTATATTATAATCACCATAACTAATAATACCACTTTGACCAACACCAACATCTTCGCATTGTATTGATGATGTTCCTGTCGTGCTTTGAATATTTGAAACTGGTATATTAGATAAACTACGCCATACGCAAATATTTGATAAAGTTGCAGCGGATGGATCGGGGGCCGTTGCGGATGGTAATCCAATTTGTACAGCTATGGTAGTTGTGATACCAAATAAATTATTACTATTAACGCCAGCAATATAACCATCCCATCGTAAAAATAAAAAATTAGACGGTGCTGGATTGGGTAATAAATCAAACCCAAATCTATTAGTAAGGGAATTATACCTAAATGTTATTTCTGCTATACAATTAAATTGTGATAATACTCCTCTTACAACAACATTTAAACCATCTAAAATATCTTCTACCACTGTATCTCTAAAACCAAATTGAATATTAAAATTTTGAGTTCCATTATTAATAGTGGCTAATTGAAAAGTGATAGGCAAACTACCAATCATATCCAATACATAACTACCAGAACTCGTTATAACTTGATCCGCCAATGGTGCATAATTAGGGAACGTGTAATTTTGAATTAAATCGCTTGGTCCTTGACTTAAATTTGTGACTGTTAATGTTGATAAATATGTTGGCGGTGCTCCTCCACCCGTTCCATACACAATATTACCGCCAACATCAACTTCCAATACTTGGCCCACTACGCCTACGGTATTTGGCAAACTATAAGGGGTTGATGTGACTAATTTGCCTTGGGTATTAGAGTATTGGGGCACTCCACCAACTACCGCAGGACCACCTTGGGCTATAAATTCTTTCGTTGCATTTTGAATTTCTAAGGCTACGAATTCTGCTATCGCTGGACTAACTCCATCAATGATACCAAATTTGGTGACATTCGCTCCGTTTCCTGACATTCTTATCTTTTATTATATATATATAAAAAAAACACATTATATATTAATCTGATAAAACTTACAAAATAGCGGGAACCTTATTTTATATAAATTACCGTAAAAAGTTCTCTCTTTCTTGTAAGTTTAGGTTCCCGCTATCTTGTAAGTTTTGCGACAATCTAAAAACTTAATGGGAATTTAATGAAAGTGGCACGAAATCGGAAATAGTATTTTTGCTTTCTCTTATATAAACCTGATTTTGAGGTATCCCAATTACAGACCCTTATTCACTCTCGCTTCCTTTCCCTTTTTTATTAAGCTTGTCGCTTTTTTGGTTTCTATTATTCACAACTACAATTCTTTTAAATAAATTTTTTCTATATTGACATGGTGATCCTTCGGTCAAATCAATACATAGCGTATCTCTCAATTCAGGCAATACATTGTCAAATAATTCAATCATTATATCTTTTTTCATTCCTACTCTTCTTGCAATGGTTCCCAATTCATCATCATCATTGGGCCTATACAATACAAACATATTGGCACATTTCTTTACAATCGGAGGAACATCAAAAAATGATTGATAACATACTATTATACTAAAATTATGATGGGATGATACAAATCTAAATATACTACTCAAATTAGTTAATGCTATTTTTGGTAAATTACTAAATTCAAAATCATCTATAATAATACATGCCTTTTTCCTATTACGAACTAAGTCTTCGGGATCTGGTATATCATTCATTATCATAGTTGGGTCAAATTCATCCCACTCCTTTGTTTCGGAACTACCATGTACGACATATAATTCTTCAAACGGAAAGCGTCCTTGCTGGCACCGTAAAAATATATTCTT